CGTTTCGCCTGCCATGTTTGCGTAGTCAACAGCCAAACCTAAGTTGTGTCGACTACTTCCAGGTGCAGCTAGTGGGGCGTTGCCTGGGCGTAGATAATACTTTTTGCCTTGCCAAGTACGTGTTGTTGCGCCCTCAATAGGTTGCAACGTGTAACGCTGTAAAAACCCTGCGGTTTGTTGCGCTAGTGACCGATACGTATCGCCTTGCGAAACGGGTTTAAATTGTTTAATACCTGCAGCGAACGCGGCGGCTCTTAGTGCGTTGTATGCGTTGGCGGCGCGTGGGTGCAGCTTGCCAAACGGCTTTATGTCTACAAGCATATTGGCGGGTAGTTCGCCTGGGGTTATATGGCCCAACGTGGCAGGTAATACCAGTTTTTGTATTTTAGGTATTACTACGGCTTTTACTGCAGGTTTAGGGGGCTGGGGTGCCACTTGTTGCCTCGGCTGGTTTGCGCTTTAGGCCGTTAGCTGCGACAAGGCCGCTTAATGTGCCGGTCATAAAGATTGACAAGGTTTTTAGCAAGTCGATAAAGGCGGCGTCATTCGGTGACTGTTCTACAGGCTGTGTAACAAATCCTAGAAAGTACACAAAACCAATAACGGTAATTGCAAACGTTACGGCAATTGTGCAACCTACAAACACAATCATGCGCGCGTGTAGTAGTTCTATTTCTGCTCTTTGCCTAGTCATTAGTTACCCTTTCGCATTGAACCATTGTATTACATCGTGTCATTGGGCCGCTTTTGGGGGCGTTTTTGCGTGTTGTTTCGCAAGCGGTCAGGACAAATGCAAGCATTAAACTAACCAATAGGTGTTGGGTTCGCTGCAAGTTCTGTTGCCTTTGCCATTGTTGCAGCCTCTGTTGGTTGCAGTTTTGGGTCATCCATCCATTCGAGGCAGTAGTAGCCGTCACCGGGTTCGTTGTAGCGCCATGTTGTGTTGGGTGCTAGTTCGCGTGTGGCGTTGCCTATTTGCGCGTTAATTTCGGCGGTGGTTGATGTAGCCATTATGCAATCCTTCGAATAAGTAAAGTGCTGTAAACGTTGCTGTCAAAACCACCTGCAACACCAAAACCTTCTGTTGCAACGGTAGTTGCTACCCGCATTTGCAATTCAATGTTAGTACTTGCCGTAATAGTTATATAACCTTCAACAATGCTTACGCCAGCAACATTGTCAGCATTACTTAAATACAAAGGTTGCCCAGTAATAATTGTTGTGCCAGCGGTTGTGTTTCGCAATCTTGCTTGGCTTTGGTTTGTTTTAAACGCAGGTGCTTTTGCATTTAAATAGTATGTTCCAGCCGTAGCGAGCGTGATCACACTTGACGCAATAGAACATCCGCCAATGTTGTTTAGCACGGTTGTGTTTAATGTTCGTTTATCAAACGCGCCTGATGTTGCTGTGCCGCCTGCCGTTGCGCTTGATTGGGTTTCATTAAAAATAGCGATGTCAGCAAAGTTGTCTAAAACGCCATTAAGTTGTGCGGCGGTTAATACCGCGCCCGATACAAAGTCAGTCCAATTGGCAGCCATGTTTCCTACTTTATCCTAAAACGGGTTGTGGGTCTTGTATATCAAGTTTGCCGTAAATGGGGTCATTTAAAATAAACTCATAAACAATTACAGTTGCTGCCGTGTAGAACGTGACCCGGTGGCCGCTGTTGACATTGACCGCTATTTCGATGCCCTCAACCGACAACTCTTGTGCTACTTGACCGCCTGTAATTGTGTTGGTAATCGTAATTGTGTCACCAATATCTACCAGCGCTAAAGCCTCACGTTGCGCTGTTGTAAGCATTAGGTAGTCGGTTTGCACGGCGTTAAAGGTTGGTTCAGGTTCGCCTACTAGCAGGTAGTTGGCTAGGTCTAAAGCAGCTGCATCATTGTGTAACAAGCTATTGGTAATGCTTATGTTTTGGATTAGGTACTTTGTTTGGCTTGCCGCATCATCAGCGACCTCTGGGCTAGTAGCACCTAAATGCTGGATGCTAGCCCTGTTTACAATTAGGTCAGCGTTGTAACTGATTGCCAAAGAGTTATACGGGATGTTTGTGCCGTCATCGTGAAAATCTGCGACACTGCCAGACAAGGTTTGGCCTACGCGCGGCTGGCTTGTAAAATCGCCTGTACGTGATATAAAAATACGGCCCTGCTCGGCAGCTTGTATTTGGTCAATATACGCCTTTACGTTTGTACCCTCTGGCACGGTGTAAGCAGCTGCACCACCAAGCGTTTGTGTGCCTGTTTCTATGTCACGGCTTAAAGCCGGATACGCGACCTCTGGTAAATCAAGTACGGCAGATATGCGCGCGCTCGATAGTTGTTCGGTTACGTTAAATTCGGCTAACGCGGTTTGGGCTAGTAGGTAGAAATCGTCGGCGCAATACACGCTTACTATGTTTTGTTGGCCCAACTGGTACGAATAATCGTAATTAACTATTTGACCTTTAAACAGTTCTATAAACGTGCCAACGCTGTTGTATCTACCAAACGACACTTTTCGTAACGGCGCTAATGTAAATTCCTCGTTGGGGTCGACGTATGGGCTAGACGAATACAACGGGTTTAGGGTGCCGCCTGCCAGGCTGTCGTTTAAGTTAAATGACATTGTGCCAGCGCTAAATTGGTCGCCTACCTCACGACGCCCGCGCTTAATGTTTACGTTTGTCGAGTATTGCAACATCGGCGCAAATTCTGTAGTACCTGTTAACACAAATTCGGTGTTGTCTAATACGCCTGCCGTAGGGCTATCCAAGCGAAAACTATTTACTAAAAAACCTGTATCTATAAATAGTTCGTAATCGCCACTTTCAATTACTGACGTAGCCATTACGAAACCGCAATATTGGCGGGGCCTGCAGCCCTGTTGTATGCACGAATAGCGTTTACTACGCTTTCGCCTATTTCGGCGCTGGTACTAATACCGCCCGTAATGTTTATGGTTGTATCGCCTGCAGATTGGGCGCTAACACGGCTTGAAATTGGCGCAACTGTCGGCGTATTCATGACGCCGCCTGTTACACGTGTAACTACTTCGTTTACTCGTACTGTTACGTCAACGGTCCGTTTAAGTTTGTTTGCTAATTTGTCCATTTGTCGCATCATTTTTGGCGTCAACGTATCTATTTCGGCTTGCAAACCTGCAACCGTTTTTTGGGCGTTATCGACGCCTGCCTGGTACCAGGCCGTGCCTGCGTTTATGCCTACCTTTTGCGCTGCCATATTAGCGCTATCAACCAAGGCGTTAGTTTCATCTATGGCGGCTTTACCACCTGCTACAAGTTCGGCGGCTATCGAGGCGCCTGCGTCGCTACCAGCTGCTAAAACGGCTGCTAATGCGTCTTGTGATAATCCAAGGTTTAACGCTTTTTGTACGTCGTTTGTGTAGTTTTTAATTCCTGTTACTTGGGCGCGTAGACCGGATAGAAAACCGCCGCCAGTTTCCGTGCCTGCGTCTTTTGCGTCTTTAAAACTAAAAGCGTCTAATAAACCTTTGGCTACGGTGTCTGCGTAATCTGTTAACGCTTTTTTGGCGTCGTCAAGCGCGCCGTTAGCGTCTTTTAAGGCCTGTAGTAAACCCTCTTTTAATGATTTTGCGTAGTCGTAGTTTGCTACTTTTGCTGCCCCTGCGGCGTCGCTTACTTTGTTGTAATTTTCGTAGGCTTTTTTTAGTTGTTCGTCGCTAAGTTGTGGCCCAATAAAACCAGTAGCGCCGATAGTTCCTGCCGTGGTTAATGCCTGTTGGTTTAACTTGTCGCTCGCTACGCGCGCTGCGTTCATTTTTGTTGTGTATGCGGCAAACGCGGCTACGCCGGCTACGACGGCAATAATGCCAATGCCTGTAGCAACTTGTACGGCGGTAAATGATGTTGCTAGGGCGTAGTTAACGGCTGTTGTAATAATGCTGGCCGCTTTCCATAACATCATGGCGCCTTTAGCCAACACGATTGCCCCTGCAAATGTGCCAATAACTGCAATTACGGCTACGAACGCGTCGGTATTGTTGCCGATTGCTGTAGCAAAATTAACTAATACAGGTAGCGCGGCTTCGAGTATCGGTAGAAACGCTTGACCTATTGCTACTTTTGCGTTATCTACTTGGGCTTTTAATATGCGTTGTTGGTTGGCTGCGCCTTCCGAGGTGCGCGCAAAATCGCCCTGGGCGTCGCTGGTCTGTTCTAAAATAAGTTTTTGAGTAGCCAAAACTTTTGCTTGGGCACTTAACGCGCCCGTACCGTCGTATAGGCCCATTTTCATAGCCTGGGCTTTTACCGCTGCGTCGTTTAGTAGTACGCCAAATTTGCGTATAGGTTCGGCTTCGCCACGTAATGCAGCGCCTAAAGCTAGGGCTACGTCGGCTGGGTTTGCGTTATGAAAACTTGCTAAATCGCCTGACAGTTTGACCATTTCAATAGAAAAGTTAGATAGGTCGTCACCTGCTAAACCAGCGGACTTACCAAAAATGCCCATAGTGGCGGCTGCGTCTAATGCAGCTTGTTTTGATAGTCCTAAACTGCTCGCGGCGGTTTCGGCAAACTTTTTGATTGCTGTAGACGCTGTACCGAAAATTACGCCTGATTTACTGACCGTTTCGTTAAAGTCACTTGCGGCCTGGGCGGCTTTAAAACCGCCTGTAACAATGGCACCAAACGCAACGGCTGCAGGTACAGCCATTTTGTTTATGGCGAACGCCGCTTTATCCGACGCTTTAGTCAGGTTTTGAAATTCTTTTATGGCGGCTTGCGCGCCCTTGCCGTTAAACGACGTAATAATCGGTATGTTAATTGCCATAAGTAACTTCTAATTTTCGGTTTGTTACAGCCATAACGCCCGCAATAATATCTAACACGACAGCCTCGACGGCTGGGCGCGCCATGTCTACAGCTGGTTCGCTAGCACGTGGATTAAATGACCCGCCTACTTCCAAGTTGCGTACAAACGCGCCACGGGTTTTAGCGCCTGCATGGTCCCAAATAGCGCCTGCAGCGTCTTTTTGTCTTAGGTTTAACAGCTGATATGGCTGGGCTTGAAAGTCGACTACTTCGCCTGATTTGAATTTTACGCTTCGTGCTTTTTGTCCGGTGCGATTGGTCATAATTTTAAAACCTGCGGCTGCCATATCGCTTGACCATTTCGTGCCCTCACGGCCTTTAATAAGGCTTCCGCGCCCCATACCGCTTAAAGGTGGTTTGCCTGGGATTAACGAACGTGCAGCAACTAAAACAGGGTCGCCCGCTTTTTTGACTTGCTTTAACATTTCTTTACGATATTCGGGGTCAATTTCTTTTAGGGTTGCTATCGCTTGCTTGACGCCGTAAATGTCCATTGTCGTTGATACAGCCATAGCGGTTACTTTCGTTGTTTGTTGTTGTCCGATAATACAGCAACAACGGTAGCCAAGTCGTCTATGTCAAAAGGTATCGACGGGGGCCACCACGATATTGCTACCAGCAGTTCGCATAACTGGCGCCCGTGGGTGCCCCTTAGGTGGGGTTTGCGGTCTCGGTATCGACTACTTCAATGTTGGTTAAATTTTTTACGAACGTGTCAAATTCTGCAGGTACAACAATTTTGTTTAACTTAGACGCTTCGTATGCCATAAAGGCTAAGTCCTCGACGCCAATACCGGCTGCCATGTCCGACGCTTTACGTTTGTATTTGCGTTCCCACATAACAATTACGTACAGGTTGGTTACAACTTCGTAGGCGTTGTCTGCTGTTTCTACTTTTAATGTGAGTTTCATTATCTGCCTTTTGTGTCGGGCCTTTTCAGGCGGTTAATTAAACTTCAACGACGCTGTAAACCCCGCCAGTGAACGTAATACTGAGTTGCCCAAGGGTGCCCAGGGCCATTTCGTACGGAAGCGCTTCAAGATAAGCCCCCGTTAGCGTCATGGTTGGATTGGTAGCGGTGCCTGGGCTTGTTGCGCTAGATGACCAAGAAACAGTTGTTTGAGTGCCGACAAGTGCTTTAAGTGTTGCGTAAGTTTCGGAAGCTGCAAACGACAGGTACAAGTCACACGACAACGTCGAGTTTTCAAGGCCTGCGGTGTAAACGCGCGAACCCGAACCAAAAGCGGTGCTTTCTAGCGCCTCGATAGTGCGCGTAAAAGTCAAGCCGTGGCATTGGTCTTGCAATGAAACGCTGTTAATTGTTAGGTTCGGTGATGATAAATAAGTTGTTGTCGCCATAGTGTTTACTCCTCGTTGGTGTCTGTCTTAGTTTTAGCACCTTTTGGCGCCTTAACGGTGGATTGTTCTATAAAGCCGCTTGCTACCAGCGCGTCGACGTTAACGCCGTCTACTGGTTCGTATGTATCGCCTGGGGTACCTACGCGTGGGCTAATAATTGTGTATTTCATGTTGTCACTATTCTAGGCGGTTGCCTGGGCTTGTAGGGTTATGGTCAAGTCGTAAGCGGGTAATTCGCTGCCGCCGATAAGCGCAATAGTTGGGCGCCCGTCTGTTACGCCAATTTTTTTAGTAATAACTTTGCTAGCCAAATTAAATAGTGACCGTTGCGCGTCAAGGTTGCCAGGCCCCAGCGTAATTATTCGTACAGGGAAAGTCATTTCTACGACGTTGTTAGCAAACACGGTAAAGCTAGGCGCGTCAATGAACGCACAAGGCGGTACAAGGTTTCGGGGGTCTGTTACTACCTGTAGCCCTGTAATGGTCGTTAGCGACGCTGCTAGGTCGTCTAGTGCCTCGTTTAACAGGTCTGTAAAAGCAACAGGCATTTAGGCAACCTGCGGGCGTGGGATACCTAGCAATTGTTTAATCATTGGCGACAAGCCAACGCTGTTGCCTGCTGGTAGGCCGTCAAAACTGGCGAAATCTGTTACAGCGCCACGTTGTCGATACAGAAAACCGCCATAAGCAATAGTGCCTAGGGTTACTGCGTCGCTAGGGCTTGTACCTTTTTGGTCTATGTAGCCGCTTTCTAAACGTCGTTGAAAACAGAAAGCGTTTGAAGCTGCAGCGCATTGAGTAAGAAAAGCGGTATCGAGTGCCGACGCGGTGCCTATACCGAGCCAGTCCTCGACTTGTCCGGCTGTAATCCACGTACACGGGATAGTACCCAGCGTCACGGTTCCAGTTGCTGTAGTGCGCGTAACGTCGCTTGCTGTTTTTGCATACAAAATTTGAAAAGGTACGGCTACCTCGTAATTAAAAAGTAAATCGCCGTATTCATCTACGCCGATAAACAAATATTCGGGTACATCTAAAACGGTATACGTGCCGTTAAAAGTTGCGTCAACGCCTGCAACAACAATAGACGCGCCTACATACACTTCGTTAGGTGTAAGCGTTTCTAAAACTGCGTAGTTGTCTAATAGCGTTTTATGCGCTACTTGGTATACCTGCGTCATGGCGGTAAAGCCGCCTTTCGGTTAGACGAACTTAACGAATTTTGTAGCGTCTGCCATAAAGCTTGCTGCGAACCCTCTGTAGGCGATAGTCCTACCCAAAACTGCAGGTACGTCTACGCTAATTGCGCCGCGTTGCTGTTCGTAGAATTCGAAGCCTGCGGCTGGTCCGGCTGCGTGGCCCATAAATGAACCTGGCGCGTTTTTGTCAACTACCAAAACAAGGCCTAGCGGGTTGCCGTTCCATGAATTAGCCGACAACTGGCCTGGCGCGTTCATAGCGCCAATTTGTGGGAATACTGGGCGGCCTGTGCTGTCAACCAATGCGCCCAACGAAGCCCACGTAGCCGGTGTAACGACCATGTGCGTAGGTAGGTAATTGCTAGTTGCGCTAATTTGGCGGGCGCCGTCGTAAATTGCGGCAATCCAATCGGCAGGGTCTGACGTGTCGGCAACTGCGCTGGTTTGTGTAATTGCTGCATGGCAAGTATCTACGGCGTAGTTGTCTGTTGCTTGACCGTAAGCGATTGCCAACTGGTCTAGAACAATGTTAATTGAAGCGGGGTCACTCCACGAAAGGTCTTGTTCGGACATTGTGACAAATGTTCCGAAAGTTAGTTTGCTGACATTGTTATTCGCAACGGTAACAGTTGACGGGTCAAGCTGGTTTAGTTGGCCTGTTGGCTGTTGCGTTACTACGGGCCTCACTGTGATGACTGGACGGCGAAACGTCGCGCCACTTTCAGGCATTGCTTTAGCACCAATAGCCGAAACAAACGGGCGAATTGGGTTAAGGCTGTCGTAAACAGTTCCAGTAATGATTTCAGGCAAAATACCTGGGGTATCGGCTGTAGTAATGTTTGGCGCTGCAGCTTGGATACGTGCGTTCATTTCTGCAAGTACGCTGCCGCCTTGTACCGACGCGGCAATAAATTCTGCAGCGGTTGGCAATTTAAAAGTACGTGGCTGTGCGTAAACAATTGGGGCTACGCTTGCGGCCTCGATAACGGTTGGGGTTTCTATTGGCTGTGTCATGGTGTCTAACTCCTCGTTAGGTGTTTCGGTTTCTATGTTATCTATTTCTACTGGTTCTTGTGGGATACCCTGCGACGCGGCTACGCGGTCTACTGACGCGCCAGCAAAAGCGCCAAAAGGCACAAGCGACAATTCTTGAAAATCGGCCATTTCTATAATCATTGTGCCTTTTTCGTCGTAACTAAAACGGGTTGGGTTTACGCCAACACTTACCGCGTCAAGTACGCCGTCGGCTGCCAATACCAGCGCCTCGTCACCTAAAGCGGTTTCGCTAATGCGCGCCTCGTACATCATGCCGCCTTGTGTATCAACCAAACTTGTTAAAATTCCTACGGCCTTGGTGCTGTCGTGCCCTAGGTAGAGCTTGGGCATTTTGCCGCCTGCGTTCAAGCTGCCTGGCATAAACATAACTTTTGTACCGTCGTTTACTGTTGCCTCGACGTTGTACGGAAGCGCAAGGCCAGCCAAGGTACGGCGTGGCATACCGTTTGGACCGGCTGCGTCTAGCGTTAATTCTTGTTGCACTAATCTAAGCATTTGGCATTACTCCTACTTCTTCAACTTCTGCGGGTGTGTCGTATTCGGATAAATAACTTTCGCTTAAGTAATTTTCAATATCAAATTTTACATATGTACCGCGCGGCAATACGTTATTCATTGACAAAGTTTCGGCTATGCAATCCATAAACAGTTTGGCACCAAACATATACAAATCTTGGCGCGCCTGGGTGCTGTTTTGGTAACTGTATGAGCCAGTAGCAACGCCCAAAAGGTATGGGGGGCAATTTGCGAGCCTGGCGATTTCGAGTGCTTGATACTCACTAGCGGCAACCAACATTTGTTTACTGGCGTCGCTATTTGTTTCGGTGTAAGTAACAAATTCATTTAAAACGGCTACAGAATTATTTAGGCGCGCCGCCTCAAACGACTGGCCCAATTGCTGTAATTCAGTTTCTGAAAGCGGCTCGCCCGCAACCTGCCGCAAAACGCCCGTAGGCAGCAAACTAGAACTATTGCGTAGGCGGGCCTGCTCGAGCTTTAGTGATGTCAAAATTGCGTTAGGACTTGTAAACAACAAACCTTGAATAGGGCTAATGAATTGCACAACGTCGCGGTGGTCAATTGGTAGACCGCTAAACATAATTTGCTTAGACGGCGCAAAAAATACGGGGCCTGCTTGGTCTTGTGTTGTAACCATAGCGCTAGGCATACGTTGAAACGACTTGGGGTAGCCCGTACTATCGCGCTCGGTGACGTACAAAAAAGCTCGCTGGGTAAAAAATAAATCGTCAAATAACCATGCAAGCGTTGTGCTATTTGGTAGCGACGGGTCTAACTGGCGTGTCCAGGCGCGCGGGGCAATTTGAATTTGTTCAAGTTCGCGCGTTACAGGGTTCCACATTTCGTTATACATTGACAACGGCGTACAGCCAATAACTGACGCCAACAAATCGCGCGCCCTAGTAATAGCCGGCACGGCCATAGCTCGTTGGCGGTTATTGCCTTGTGTAAACGCATAAAAGTTATCAAGTTGTGACGCGCCAACATTTGAACCAGTAGCCGCGGCTTTAACCGTTGTACCGATAGCGGCCTTGTTGACCTTGTTAAATAACGCCATTTGTTTAGTCTGCCATATCTGTTAAAAGTTTGGTGGCACTACCCACGGTGAAGCGGTCTATTCTTTTCCCGACGAAAAGGTAAGCCGTCGCGGATAGTGCCAACACGATATTAGCGTGAAACGTTAATTACTAGCGGTTTGCCCACTAGCTGCGGTTTTGACGCTAAAGCGGCAGCCCAAACCATGCACCTAGCCAACGTGATAGGCCCAGGGCTACGGGTTGACGATAGGGCTACGCTGCCTTGGTGTTTAATCAGTACCGCGCGCTCGACGTGTTCTATTAACTGATTTTCGCCGTGGTGGTAAATACGGTTTTCTAAAATCATGTTTTTAACGGGGCTAGTCCATTTTAATAGTTCGCGATAACCAACAATGGTTTTACGCCGTTCCATATTTGGCGGTAAATGTATTTCAAGGCCTGGGGTTATGGCTAAACGTAACGTTGGGCCTGCCGCTATTTCGGCTTCAACTAGACGCCACATTTCGGCAAGTGTGCCCGCAACAAACGCAACAGTAATAGCCGTTTTTAGCCCTACTTGTATAGCCCGTACGCCAACGTATAGCGCGCCGTCTTGGTCAACCTCGATAGCAAGTATTCCGCCTGCCGGTATCGGGTCATCACTTTTTAGGGCTTCAAATACGCCAGGTTCCAGCCAACCGTTTTGGGTTGCTGTCCAAGTATTAACCGACGCGCGTAAAAATGCGTTGCGGTTTGGTGCTTCGCTTTCTGCCTCGATTACTTCCATTTCTAAGGTATGCCCTAGCGCTGGGTTTGCGTACGCCCAGGCTTCGGGGGTCATTAAGTTCATTGACGGCGGTGGGCTAAATTCGGCAAAATATAATTTTGTTTGTTCGCCGCTATCTATTGCGCGTAGACCTTGTTCACGCCAACGCAACATGGCTTTTGAGTCTTGCGTACCGCTTGTGGACATCATCACAAATAAAGGATTTTTGCGCGCACGTTGCGTAGGTAGCAAACCCTCATCTATGGCCGCTTCCGAAATATCCCAAACCTCATCGGCTACCACTAAGTCAACGCTGTAACCGTGACCAGCTGCAGGCGTGGCCGCACGTGGAAACCATACGCTGTTATCCGGCATTGTTAGCACCATGCGCCCATAGGACCAAGAAACGTGGGCACCAAACTTGGTTTCGAGTATCGGCGCCAGGTATGTAAACAACGCGGTAGCCAAATCCAATTTGTGGGCAACAGTAATAACCGTTTGGGCCTGGCCGCGCGCTTTACCTTGCGTAGTTAACCACCAACCGACAAGCGACGCAATCGCAACCGTTTTACCGTTTTGTCGCGCTACAGACACAAGGCCAACGCGGTGTAAGTAGTCGCCGTTGTTATCCATAGACGTTAAACCGTGCAATATATTTTTTTGCCAGGGCATTAGGTCCACGCCTAGTACCTCTTTCGCAAAATCCCCAATTTCGATTACAGCCGATTTTTGACCGCTCGCGGTGGTCGTGACCAATCGCGGCATATCGTGGCCAGTTCGCGCCAGTTCTGCCAAATCCTTATGAAATATAGGGATAATATCT